TTTAGTGTTAATGAGGTGGCTAGATGGTTTAATATACCACCTCATATGCTTAAAGACTTAGAAAGGGCTACATTCTCAAATATAGAACAACAATCTATCGAGTTTGTAACAAATAACGTACGCCCTCGTGTACGCGACTATGAACAGGAGTTTAATTATAAACTTTTAGGCACTTACGACAATCAATATACTAAATTCAACCTATCAGCATTATTAAGAGCGGATATTAAATCACGTTACGAAAGTTATTCAATAGCTATTCAAAATCGCTGGATGAATGTTGATGAGGTAAGAGAATTAGAAAATGCAAACAAACTACCTAATGGAGAAGGTCAAAAATACGAGAATCCGAACATTACTGTACCAGATAAAGTGGATAAGTAATATAGGTGATGTAGAGGTGAAATTCAAAACTGAAAAAGATGGAAAAAATACAATACAGATACGGTGAGCTTAGAAAGCTAAAAGAAGATGTTGAAGATACCCGGACTGTTGAATTTGTTATATCCGATGAGAGTAAAGATCGACATGGTTCGATTTTAAATATGGATGGATGGGAAATTGACAACTTTAACCGTAACGGGATTGTAGGCTATCAGCATAATGTTTATGGTGGTGATATGTGTAACGCTCCAGACCCAGATCAAGTGATTGGTCGTGGTGAGGCGTTCCGCGAAGGGGATCAATTAATAGGTAGGGTTGTATTTGAGCCTGCCGAAATTAATCCACTAGCGGAAAAGATATTCCGTAAGGTGCAATTTGGTACTTTGAGTGCCACCTCAGTAGGTTTTAAACCTGTTGGCGAAGGTGCTTATGGTGAGAAAGACGAAGCACGTGGAAAAGATAATGAAACATTTTACTATAAAGGGCAAGAGCTTGTAGAATTTTCAATCGTTAATATTCCTAGCAATACAAACGCATTAAAAAGAGACTTGGGAGATCAGACTGCTAATGCTTTGATGTATATCAAAAAGAAACTTGGGAACGATTATTCATTCTCAGATATTGAGGGTATGCTTGTTAGGGATGTGATGGATATGATAATGGGAGATGGAATCAAAAAAGACAGAAAAGAAAAAGAACACGAAGATAATAAAAATAAAGTCAATGCTGAAAAGCGGTGGCGTACATTAGAACTTTTAAAATAAATTAATATGGCAACAAATAGAATTAATCAGCTTTACCAGGAGAAAAGAAATACCTGGAACGAAGCTAATTTGATTTCGCAGAAATATGATGCGGATTCGAATCCTATGAGTGCTGATGATAAAGCAAAGTTTGAGAGATATATCGATGATGTAAAAGACATTGAAGCTCAGATTAAAACTCAGGAAGATTTTGAAAAATTATCAGCAGAGAAATCCGAAAGGATTGAAGTAGATGGTGAAAAGCGTGAGACGGTAGAAGAAAAAGAGAAAACTCATGCTGAATTAATCGATAAGTGGATGCGTTCACCTCGTTCGTTAACTCCTGACGAGAGAAAATTGGTTAATCTTGGACAACATGAAGGTAATCCATCACTGGAACTTAGATCAGTAGATCAATCTACCACAACTACAGAGGGTGGATACACTATTGATACTACGCTTGCAAACTACATTGAAAGAGCTAAAATCTTTTACGGTGGTATGTTTGAAGCACCAACATGGATCAGAACATCTAAGGGCGGTACAATGTATTTTCCAACGGTTAACGATACCGGAAACACAGGGGCAAAGGAAACTGAGGGAGGTGATATGTTTACATCTTCAACAGGAATTACATTTGCTCAAGACCAGTTAGATTCTTATATCTATTCATCTGAGGGTATTACGGTATCTAATCAGGTATTACAGGATTCAGAATTTAATTTAGCTCAATTTGTTGGTTCAATACTTGGTGAAAGACTTTACAGAAAAGTTAATACTGACTTAACAGCGGCGAACGGTTCAAGTTTACCTAATGGAATCAATTACGCAGCTACATTATCATCAAATATTGCTAACAACGCTATTACAAGAACAAACCTTTTAGGCCTCATTTATGATGTTGATAAAGCATATAGGATGGGTTCAAAAACAGGATTTATGTTTCATGATAGTTTCGAGAAAGCTCTTATGTTACTTACTATCGGTGCAGCAGATGATCGCCCACTGTGGCAACCATCAATGCGCGAAGGTGCGCCTGCAACCGTTGAAGGTTACAAATACTGGATTAATAACGATATTGATGAGCTGACAGCTTCAACTTCTTCAAAATCTGTATTTTTCGGGGATTGGTCAAAATATATAGCTCGTGAAGTAGTACCTTTGAGGGTTGTTCGTTTGGTTGAGCGTTATGCTGAACTTGATGCTGTTGGATTTATTGTGATAGGCCGTTATGATGGCGACCTGATCGCAGGGACATCAAGTTATCCGCTGAAATATCTTAGGAATTATGGCACGTAGGGTACTAATATTTAATAGTATATCTAATACAAGCCGATGTTACGGTAAAGGGATTCACGTAGTAGGAGAATCCCTTGCCCAACATTGGGTAAGTTGTGGGATGGCTAAATTTGTAGACAACGATATTAAAATTGTTGATGTTATTGTCGAGAAAAAAGTTACATTAAAAAGGCCGACCATAAAACCTAAGAAGGTAAAGATAGTTGAAGAGAAAACGGTAAAATTGACAAAGCGTGATAAAACTAAGCATAGAAACGGCACAAGTAGCGTGGGCAGTAAGCGTAGACGACCTAAAAACACATCTAAGGGTAACGATATTAGATGATAACGCTTATATCACAGGTTTAGGTAAAGCGGCTCAGGCAAAGATAGAGGATTATACTAATAGGCGGTTAAATGCAATCACTTACGATATGTATATGAACGACTTTCCTTCTATTGGTATTGTGCTTCCTTACTCACCCGTTTCCGCTGTAAGCTCTGTTAAATACTACGATGGAGATAATACTTTGCAAACTTGGTCTACTGATGAATATGAATATGATATTATTGGTGAGCCTGGAGTAATATCACCTAAAGACGGCTATTCTTTTCCTGAAACTTACAATAAACTTAATGCTGTTGTGGTCCAGTTTGTAACTGGTTACACTTCTATTCCAGATGAATTTGTAGAAGCTATTAAATTACTGGTTTATGATATGTATGATAATAGGATGGATAAACCCAGAGAGAAGTTCACAGCCTGGCAGTCTTTAATTTATTCAAGAAAGATATTCTCATGAATCCGCTTTTAGATCAGAAAATACAGATAGAAAACAGGGGAGCTACTAAGACAGCCAATGGCGAAGATACTTATATCTGGGCCAGTTTCTATATTGCATGGGCTGAGCGTGTTTATAAAGGTGGTGGCGAGGGATTTGATAAAGATCAAGAGGTATCAACTGGTAAGAATGTTTTTAGAGTTCGTTATAAAAGTGGTGTAAATACCACAATGAGAGTTAATGATGGTTCTTTGTATTATGATATTTTAAATGTAGAGGTCGAGGGTAGAAATCATTTTTTAGTGTTACACTGTCAAATTAAAGATAATGTCTAATGTCCAGGTCACTATATTAGGTGACGAGGATTTAAGGCGAATCTTTAAGCAGATACCTTTAAAGATGACTGAAAAGATATTGGTTGCAGCCGGTCGAAGGGCTGCAAAACCTTTTCTATCTGCCGCCAAAGTTCGGGCTAGAATGACCTCAAAAAGACTTGCTAGAAGTATTGGTGTTAAAAGGTCAAAGAAATATAGAGGTGCGGTGTTCGCAGGGGTTCGTAGAGGCAAGAAACAAGCTCATAACCTATCTTTTATAGCTCACTGGATAGAGGAAGGCACTAAGGGAATAAAACGCAAACGATCAGCATCTAATGAATCAAGACCTAATAACCCGGCATTTAGTTGGATGTATCACATAAAAAAAGGCGGTAGGTTTAGAGACGATCAACCGGCACAGCCTTTTTTAGCTCCAGCATGGTCAGCAACAGATGAGATGGTAGAAAAAGAATATAAGAAACAGATAATATTTGAGATTCACAGGATAATAGCTAAAAATAATAATTTCAAGCTGAAACAAATATGAGCATAGGAACTTCAATATATAATATTTTATTTACTGATTCCGGTATTACTTCGCTGGTAGCTAATCAGATTTATCCTAACTATGCTACACAGGGTAAGCAAATGCCAATGATTGTATATGTTATATTGTCAAGTGATCCAGAAGATACAAAAGACCTGACTGGAGATATTGAAGATATACGTGTTCAGATAAATGTATTAGCACGTACGTATGCAAGTATTGAGGCCATATCTGATGCAGTGAAAACGAGACTTAATCGATTTTCTGGATTTAACAGTGGGGTTACCTTTCAAACGATAACTTATAATGGTTATTTAGATGTACCAGCGGAATTAGATGATATTTACCAAAGGGCTATTGATTTTAAATTTAGGAGATATATATGAAAATCGTATTAAGAAGAGATTACACATTACACAAGCCATTTAAAAAAGGTACTATCATTCCGGTATCAAATGAATTAGGCAAAGAGCTTATCAAGAAAAGGGTAGCAAAAGAATTTAAAGAGACTAAATTGGCATCTCTATTTATTAAAAAAAAGCCAGTAAAATATGAAACGAAAGACGAATACTTAAATAGATAATTATGGCAACAACAGGAATTTTGAACGGAACGGCTTTACTGATGTATGTTGGTGGTGTAGCTGTTAGCCATTCTACAAACTTTACTCTAAACTTAAATCACTCCGTAAGGGATGCAACTACTAAAGATAGTTCTGGATGGAGAGACGTATTAGAAGGGTTAAGAGACTGGACAATGGACGGGGAAGCAATGATGGCATTTGATGCTACATTGAGCTTTTCAGATTTATTTGCTTACTATACAGGAAGAACAAAAATCACTGTATTGTTTTCAACAGAAGTCAGCGGTGATGACTATTATACAGGATCAGCTTATATCGGATCGATGTCAAAGACTGCCGGAGTTGAAGAATCTGTAACTTTTAGCTTTTCACTAGAAGGTACTGGAGCATTAACCGAAGGACAACAAACATAATAAACACAATCACACAATGGAAATTAAAATTAAGATCAGATTTAAAGAAAAAGGATTCTTCCGAACAAAAGAAGTTCAACGACATATAGGATTTCGCTTTGATATGCTTTCATGGTGGAAATTGTGTGATGTGAACAGTATGGAGTTAGGCGGGCTTGCTGAAATGGATAGAGGCGACTTAGTGAGACAAATGGTTTATGCGGCCCACTACTCCTACTGTATTGAACAGAAAACGATCATTGAATATACAGAAGATGAATGTAAGGCGTGGTTCGATCAGTTTACTTTAATTGATGGTGAGAATTTTGCAAATGGTATGATGCAATCACAGATACACGGGAAAACAGTTCAGGAGCATGGAGAACAGGTAGAAAAAAAGTAGGTTGGGATGACATTAAGGCGTTTGCTTTTGGAGCTTTGGGATTATCCCCTGACAATTTTTGGCGAATGTCCTGGTCTGATTATAACTTAAAATGTATAGGCTATTTGGAAAGCGAACAACAAAAGACTAGGGGAGAATGGGAGAGAACGAGATGGCAGACGCTTTATTTTATAAACACCCAGATTAAACGCCCGATCCGTGATCCTAAAAAACTAATCCGCTTTGCATGGGAGAAAGTTATCGGAAGCGATTTTATGAGCAATGAACAATTTGACAAACTAAGGAACAAATGGCGCAGGTAGCAGGTTTAATGGTTAAGATACAGGCCGACACAAAAGGGCTTGCGAATGGATTAAATAAGGCCAATAAGCAGATGAGTGGTTTTAAGAAAACTGCTAATGGGATGGCTAGTTCTCTTGGTTTGGCTTTTGGTGCTTATGCTATTGGTGGAGTTATCAGAAATGCCATTAAGTTAAATATTGATTTTGAGAAGTCGATGGCAGATGTTCGGGCTGTATCACGTGCTACTGTCCCTGAAATGGATAAGTTAACAAAGTTAGCAGTCGAATTAGGAAGGTCTACTGAGTTTACAGCCTTACAAATAGCACAGCTTGAGAAAAACTTTGCAAAATTAGGACTTACAACTAATGATATTGTTAACTTAGCAGGTGCTACATTAGACCTTGCAACGGCAACAGGTGAAGATTTAGCAGAATCAGGACGTATTGCTGTTGCTGTTTTAAATTCCTTTAATGCAGAAGCAAAAGATGGTAGAAAATTTATGGATGTTATGGCAGCATCATTTTCATCATCTGCTTTAGATTTAGAAAAATTTAGTTCTGCAATGTCAAATGTAGGTGCAACGGCAAATGCTTTTCATTGGTCGATAGAAAAAACAACGGCAATGCTTGGTATATTAGCAGATAATAATATCGAAGCTAGTAAGTCAGGTACAGATTTAAGAAAGATAATCGCTGATCTCGCTAAAAACGGAATGACACTCGAGGAGGCACTTGGTAAAATTAGTAAATCAACTAATAAAGTTGCAACAGCTCAGGAAATGTTCGGACAGCGTTCTTTTACGAGTGCTATTATATTGGCTAATAATTCTGATAAACTAAGAGAATATATAATAGAGTTAGAAAAAGCCGAAGGTTCATTGGGGCGTATGGCAACGATCCAACGTGGTACGTTCTCTGTTAGTTTAGATAAACTAGCTTCAGCGTGGGATGGATTAATGATTTCAATGAGTGAGGGTAATGGTATTTTAAAAATTGCAGTGGATTATATTGCGGATTTAATTACTGGAATAAACACATTAACGTCTCTTGGTGGAATTGGTTCACTATTAATTCCTGGTAGGGCTGGTCGTGTATTAGAAAGACAATCCGAAGAGGCTAAGAGATTTCAGGGTGTATGGCAAAAAGTATTCGATGAATTAAAAGCAGGCTCTCAAGAATTAGGTATATCTTTTGAACAGTATTTAGGAGATAATTTAAAAAATCTTGATGCTTCAATGCGTCAACTTGGAGATCGGGGAGATGTTATAGATGCCTTAAAAGTTATTAAGGATGGATTATTAAGCGTTGGCAAGGCAGCAAAAAAAGCTGGTAAAGAGCTAGTAATACAAATAGATACATTAGCATCATTAGAAGAAGCTATAAAGGCTAATAATGATTTAATTAATGAAGGAAGCCCATCTGCAAAACAGCTTGTAATAGATAATAGATTATTAACAGAAAAAATAAGATTATTAAAAGTAGAATATGGTCTTATCCGTGATTCAAAACTTACGCAGCTAGAAGATTTAAAAACAGGAAGTACTACATTAGATGGTGGTGTTGGTGAAGTTGTTGGGGTTAATATCGCACCTAGAGATTATACAGATCAATTTGAAGCATTAGAAACGAGTTGGGCAGAGGCAGCAGATAGAATGAAAAAGGTATCACTTGATATGAGTAATGTAATATCAGGAGCTTTTCAAGATATGGCGAACACTGTCGCCACTGCTTTATCGGCTGTTATATCAGGATCAGCGGACACGGGAGATATATTAAATGCTATTCTTGGAGTTATAGCAAGATTTCTAAAAGCGTTAGGTGCTGCAATGATCGCAGCGGGTACAGCATCAGAAGCGTTCAAAGATTTATTAGGATCAGGACCAGCGGCTATTGCAGCCGGTATTGCTTTGGTGATTTTATCAGGTGTTGTTAGTTCAATGCTTAAAAAAGGACCATCTTCATTCGCTGAGGGTGGCATTGTCACTGGTCCGACTTTGGCAATGGTAGGTGATAACCGTTCAGGAACGGAAGCAATAATCCCACTAGAGAAATTCGGACAAGTGTTCGGTGAAAGTAATAGTTCATCACAGCCGGTAGTATTAGACACGGTAATAAAAGGTGGTGATCTTTGGTTGCTACAAAAAAGATACGGTCAGAAATTAGACAGATATACATAATGGCATTCGGTGAAAAATATAGGTTAGAATATAAAGACTATTTCGATAATAGCTGGAAGGTATCTCTATATAATGAAGGGTGGGCCGGTGCTGTAACTTCTGTTATCGGTGGCATTAATCCCTTTGAAATACATTATCTATCTAACGGTAATGACCTTTCACAGACCATTATAGGCAGTGAGGCAACGATAAGCATTATAAGTGAGACTAACGAGCAGTTTTCAGACATATGGACTTCTAAGGTTAAAGATTGGTTGGTGGTAGCTAGCAAGGGCGGCTCAGAGATGTGGCGTGGTTATATTGATACTGAAGAATATTCAGAACCTTTATTATATCCACCTTATGAATCTGTTTTTAAATGCTTCGACGGTATTGGGGTTTTAAAAACAACAGACCTGACTGATACACTTACATTTGTACCACATATATTATTAAAAAACTGGATAGGTGTAATATTAGAAGATACAGACTTTCAGCTTGATTATTGGATCGCTGTTGATATTTTAAATGATAAGATAACAACAAGATTGTTTGATCAGACATATATCGATTACAGGGCATTCCAAAAGAAGGGTGCTGAGTTTTTAGATAACTATACAATATTAGAATATATACTTAGTGCTTTACAGGCTCGTATATATCAAGATTCCGGTAAGTGGATTATTGAAAGGATTTATTATAAATCTTCTGATTCGATAGTCTTTGAGAAATATAATTATCAGGCAGTACATCAATCACAGGAAACTATAAATAAAAGAATATCACTAACATCTTCGACGGGTTCTCCGTTATGTGTATGGGAAGGGCAAACACAACAGTTAGAGATAATTCCAGCGTGGAAAAATTATACATTAAAACTAGACAACGAACAAAGAAAAAACATTTTAAATACTACTAATTGGGATGGTGAGTTTAATGATGGCGAGTTTCTTGCTGGATTCTTAAAGTATTGGGATAAGGTAGGAACTATATCCTATTCACATATCACTGGAGGTAAAACATTAAGAATTTCAGGCGGTCAGGCAGGCGTTCCTATCGCTAACTATTTAAAATCTACTGAGGTGAATGTTGTCGGTGATACTGATAACCCTGTTCTTATTGGTTTGGATGGTGCTTCTTCTGGATATTTAGCATTTAAAGTTTATTTAACATTATCACCTGATTTTCCTTATGGCAATCCTAATGGTGGTGATTTTTATTTCGGTTTAGAATGTAAATTTAATAATTCATGTGTAAGTAACGGACAACCTACATGGATTTATCCACCTCCACTGAACAGTATAGGTGTAACATCAGATACAGATCCTACCATACCATGTCAATTGGGTGGAACTAATGCAACTATTTACTATTATACTGATAACGGAGAATATTGGCATAATACAGCATCTTATAGTTTAGGTGGTGCTGGAAGAGGAACGGCTGGTATGAGTGTTGCAACTTCTCCAGGTACGCGCGAATATTCTTTTGAGACTAAACCTATCTATGTCAATCAGAGGTATCTTGGAAGCATGCAGCCAACGGTAAGGTTAAGAGGGCATAAATGGGATAGTGACACATTATCTACTGGTGTAGAAATAAGGAATGTAAGGCTTGAAGTAATAGAATATGTACCAATAGGTACAGATATTGAAGATATAGGACATACTAGGACAATCACTGAAAATATAAACGAAAAATATACAAAAGAGCCACCTGAAATTAATTTAAAGTTTGATGATAGAACGGTAAGAGGAATCAATAAAGAGTATAATAGATTTAACCTTTTATATTATGATGGTTCGAATTATAGACGTTCTGAAAGCTGGTTTATTACTGGTAACGCTTCAACCGGTTTAGGGTTGATTGATAACGTACATAGATTATCTATTAGATCACAATACAATAAGCCTAGAAGGAAGTTAAGTGGTGATTTAATAGTAGATGATATGACATTTAGCAGTGTGGTAGAAGATTCTGATAGCAGAAGATATTTACCTGTTAACTTTAAATGGAATACCAAAACAGGGGTTCGTTCTTCTGAGTGGCATGAATTACAATTACAGGGATCAATTACACAATCTGGAGCATTTGACGACGAGGCATTTGCAACGGCATTTGATATATAAAACTATGAAAAAATTAATATACATATTATTATTTATCCCATTTATTACAGTGGGCCAGATAACAGACGACAGCCTACGCAGTTATAATGATACTTATATCATTGAGAATATAACCAATGCGATTAGTGCCACTATGATTAACACATTATACGAGGACATAATTGATAGTAAGGTTAATGTAGATTCGGCAACTACCTTTCGATGGAGCACTAACCGTGATTCTGCTTTTGTAAATTGGTGGGGTTATTCGGTTGATACTTTATTCTTTTATGTCCAGGATGATAACTCAGCCGATGAAGATACGATATTTATCTCAAACGACACGGCAATATATAACAAGGTAAACAGCAATTTAACGGACGGTAATGGAATTGTAGATTTCACATACAACGGAAGCACAGCGGCAACGGTTGAGGCTGATACAATAGTGGTAGCATCTAAGGCGTGGGTACTTTCAAGAGATTATGGAAACTATGATACTACAAGCTGGCATACATGGACACCAACTGTTACATGGACAGGAACTAATCCGACTGTTAATAACGCTTTATATAGATTTAAAAACGATGGTAATACTGTACATTATCAAATTTATATAACATTTACAACCGGAATAGGTGCACCAACAAATTTATCTATTTCGTTACCAG